GTCCTAATGATTAATCAGGGCCTTGGTGTTTTTCGTTTGCACTAGCGCAAATACCAGAACCTGACGGAGTTTCTTACGTTCCATCAGATCCTCGGTGCGCCTGCGCAAAGCGCGGTCTTTCTTAGTCTCAGGATGAGACTTCCGAGAAAAGAATTTATCCTCGGACAAAGGCCCGAAATGGCCAGTTAGACCGCTTCCTACCACGTAACCACCTACCCTACGTTCCTTGTACTCATGCATCGGTTCGCGCTCAGACATGATAGGCTTTTTGAGCCACATGTTATAGCGTATCCCTTCATGCACCGGAGTGTCCTCGCTGTAGTAAACAAATCTACAGTAAGTGAACTTCGTTGAGCCGTGAGGATCACGATATATGGGAGCTAATTCTATGCTCTCATACCACGACAGCAGCCGGTCAAGGTCGAAACCTATCTTGGCTCCGCTATCGTCGGGGTAGTGTCTAGGCACAACCTTTAACTTAAAGCCATGCTTCGACATCAGATCGAATAGCAGCCTAAAAAGCTCACGCTTATACACGTAACGCAACGTCCCAAAGTACGAAATGTACCTGGGTAACATCGCGTTCAAAACCGTGTACAGCCATGGCTCCAAAGCCGATACCTTCTCTGACGTGGGCGCCCTCAAATTGAAAGGGCGCACGTCGTATCCGTTGAGGTAATCACCCCCGCAGGATTCCCTGAACCGCTCGGGTCCATAGAAGCTCTTCTCAGAGTTAACTATGAAACCTACCGACTCCACCACCTCTATAAATAATGAGGCGACTGGGCCGGGGACGATACAGTCATCACCAAAAACACTACTGGTGCTGGCGTAGTTCCAAGGAAGGAACATCGACCTACACTCTGGGCGTTCAATGGTGTATTCTGCAGCGACCGCAATGGTCCAGAAGACAAGAGTTTCAAGCGGAAAAGTAACCGCATTCCCCATCGTCGCAAACATGTTCAGCCCATAATGGCGACCATTTATTTCGGTCGTTGGGCTTCTCGTGTCGACTAAGGCGGCAAACCAATCTCGTGGTGAGAACCACTCGACCAGTTTGTACATCACACAGTTGGACGCCTGCTCCCAATCTACTGTAGCATTCCTGCCACTAATAGACGAGAGTCGCGCCAAATGCCTATGCAATGTAGGTAGACTCTTGACATTCAACCCGATTCGCTCGAATATACGGTAAAACATCGCCATTTGCCCTTGCTGGAGAAACATGTTTCCAGTGGGCTCCTTGGCAATAAACCGTCGTTTCTTGCTAGTCTTGTTGACCGTGGTAGCTCGAGATCCGCTTACTATTGTAGTAGGCTCCGGTAGCAAACCGGTAACCGGGTCCAAGTTTCTATCAAGGACCGCCCTGCACAATTGTTGATCGTACAGGAAGTACTTTTCGTAAGCGGGTTTTGCCCCTGCCGTCACGCTGATCGGGAATCTGAACTTCTCCTCGGGACTTGTGTCTGTGAATGACACTCCCACGGAAGAGCCTGCAGAATTACGACACTCTGCAAACCACTCAGATTCATCAAAGTCGGGTAGGACCAACTCCCATAGCGACCTCGCCCTCAAGAGGACAAGATCGCGTACGGACGTTGCCTGGGAGACTTGAAGATGTGGTAGCTTTAAATCCACATTCTCGAGCCTACGGTTCGTCGAAAGAAAATCTTCGAACGCTTCCGCTTCCAGCCTATCCTTTAACTCGACTCCGGCGTCGAACTTTTTTAGGAGTTCTTCACACTGTCGTGCTTTGGCATGTTGTATAGGGTCCTTACATTGCAGCGATAAATCTTCACAGCTGTATGTAAGATCTCGACGTATTGCATCCTGAATCAAGTTTGCGATGTCGGATGCCGAAAAGAGCGATTTTTGCTTCTTTACTTTTTGGCGTTTCTTCTTCATACGGATATGTTTCCTATATGTCAAAGTGGAAAACCGGATTAGTGGTTTTTATCACTAGGGTCCGGACCAACTAACTGCTCAAGGATGGCCTGAATATCAGCGGTCCTCTGGGCCTCAGTCGAAGGCGAAGTGTACGTCATGTACACTACATACGCCACGACCAGGGCTTGAAAGGTCACTGACACTATAGCCAGCGGTCCTCCGAGCTTTCGCATCTTTCCCAAGATGCGGAGCAAGAAGGGTACCACTGGTTAGGCCAGAGAGCGGTTAAGCCAGAATTCCTCATACGCAGATGCGAAGAGGAGCTGGGCATGGGCGATACGCAGCGAAAGATTTTGTGCACTTGTCGTGTACGGATCGATCGCCATCTCCGTTTTAATGGAGTTCACCGTAAGGTTACGGTCCGTTGGCACAATTGGCCATAAAGTCCGGACCGAGTTACGGATCTGCGTATACCCATTGGCAGCACTGGCCTGGACACGGGCATCCTGATACTGAGCTACGAATTTCTTCTGTAGCAGGTAATCGGAGCCGTCATCCAGGAATAAACTGTGTACGTTTTGGGAAGGACTCCCGAGCGTCAACAGATCAGTGCTAGTTCCTGCCGAAGGTGTAAGGGTGCCGTCAATTAAGACAGCTGAGTTTGCGAACATAATGTATGTTCCTTTATCTGGAGGTTAAGCTTTCAGACTCACCGCAACAAGGAAATCGTCACGGAGAGTAATTCAGCAATGTCTGTGAGAGTACCGACCAATCTCTTAGGAGTGAGGCTCGGAACGGCATCCCACGTGCTTGGAAACCAGACCTGCCGGTCGTAGCAAAAATAAGCTACATGGACCTCATCCCCGATCAAGGGGCTGAAAGTCCAGCCGGTTGCCGTATGGCTCGTATAGCGTAATGTAGTCGTAACTAACGACTTACGCCGCACGCAGGCTGATAAAACATGTACTGAAGGGTCATTAAGGTTGGTCAATGCAGCGATCATGCTGCTAACATCAACTAACCTATCCACCATGAAGGATAGTGGAAGAACCTGCCATACAATGTATGGAAAGTCTTTGGCCCTTAAACCTGTGATGTACTGAAAGTCGTTATGAGGGTTGTCTACCTCATACAGTATCGAGGCTTTTATCTGATCCCAACTCGTGCACGTGCGATCTGCATATGCGCGGTTGTTGGCAGGACCGACCGTAAAGACGTCGTGGATGTCATCCTCGACTAGGTCGTAGCCTCTAGCTGTTCTTCTTTCAGGAGGTTGCTTATATTTGTATTTGCCTTGCAGTGTTTTATTAACTGCTTCGGCCGCATCCAAGATGGATCTAAGGAGCGGTCGTGCGGCAAAGCTATAGCTATTAAAGACACCGGCAACTGCCTGTGCCTCGCGTAGCCTCCTTTTTCGCCGGCTTAGCCTTTTGGGCATCGTCCGGTTAAGCTGTCGTAATGTTTTAATCTTACGACGGCGGAAGGATAAAGCGAGCTTCTTCAAGCTCTGCAACGGGTCCCGGATAAACTTGATAGTTTCCCGGATCTCGAATGCATCCTCACCAAAGGCGTACGGAGTACTGTCCATGTCGGACAGGGCACGCAACTTAGCGATATCGGGTCTAGCCCAGCTTAGGGATGCATGGTCTTTTGAAAATGGCCATGCAGTAGTCCCAAAACGAGCTGCGGTAACGTACGGGTATTGTTCATACCAATACGAACCCTTCTTCGCTTTGAAGTAGCCTCCCCCATCAAGATCGATGAGGGTACTCTCATACAAACAAGGATTATTGACTATCACACCGCTACTAATAAGTTCTTGGTAGTTGGGCGTGACGACATCCGACATGACCTCACTAACGGCAGCCCAAGTAAAGGGCCAGTCATCGTGAGCGCCAGTCGACTGATGCTGCGAATGGATTGCAGCACCAGCGGATGCACGGGTACGTGTTCTATTGTCCCCAGTCATAGTTTCTCCTTGTGTACATGTATCTAGACCTAAAGCCTAGACTTAACTGACCACGAGCGGTGGCCGCGCAATCTGACGACCCTGGGTATTTCGCCCAGGGCCGGATCAGACCGCCGAACCCTCCGGTTAAGAAGAGTAGGGCTTAAACAGAAGCGAGACGTCAGACGGCGACTACCAAGGGACATGTCCCAAGATAGAAACGCCATGTACTACCGACCCTAGTCAATCATGATCTAAGGCCGACAGTACTGAGACGATCTCCGCATTGCTAGTTAGGCAATGTTAGCATGGTGATTAAATCCAT